CACAAGTAAATACTGCGTTAGAATTATTGAAGAAAAACGAACAATTGACTATGAATGAATTAGCATTTGATATGAAAAAGAAGTATCCATCATTTGATATTACACCTCAACATTTAGGACAAGTATTAAGAGATAATAACAAAACAAGAAAAAGAACAAGACACGAACACTTTCCAAAAGAACGATATAAGAAACCAATTGAGAAAGAAAATGAAATGAATAAATTTTTTACCGAAGTTCATAAATTTCCTATCAATAAAATTATTTGTTTGGATGAAACAAGTGTTGGTTCTGCTTTGAAACCAACTTATAGTCGTTGTAATTTAGGTAAGCGTTGTATTATAAAAACATCAAATCAATTTGTATTTCGTAAATTTACTTTATTAGTAGCAATAAGTAATACAAAATGTGTTGGAAAAGAATTATATGAAAAGGGAGGTATGACAAAAGAAAGATTATTAGAGTTTTTAGAAAAACATATATTTCCAAACTATAAAGATCATCTTATTATTTTAGATAATGCTGGAAGTCATAATAACGAATTAATAAAAAATGCTATTACAAAGAATGGAAATCATTATTTATTTGCTGTTCCTTATACACCTCGTAGCAATTTACCGATTGAAGCATATTTTAACCAAATAAAAACTTACATGAAAAAAGATAGGAATGTTGAAAATTATCAACAATTAAAAAATAATGTAGATAAAGCTATTGAAAAGGTTAAAAAGGAAAACTATAAAAACTATTTTGAATATGCTTATAATTTGAAAGAAGGATATGAATTAAAAAGGAAACTATCAACAAGAAGAAGAAAATTAAAAATTTATAAATAATATACTTAAAATTTATTTATTAGTTTAAGTATATTGTAATGCGTCTTAAAAGTGAATTATACAAAAAAGAACAAGAAGAAATAGTTGATAAAATTATATCTATTTTAGATTTAGAAAATAAAAATATAATTAATTTATGTGATTTAGATAATGAATATGATAAACAAAAACAAATAATGGAACTTATACCTGAAATAAGAAAATATTATAGTTTTAATGGAATTAAAGCTGTTGGAGAACCGAGTAAAATTAAAAGACCTTGGTTATCAATAATAAAGCATTTGACAAATGATTTATTTCAATTGTGTTTTTTTCTAATAATAATTTACTATTTTCTAATTGTTCTTTTAAATATTTATTTTCATTTTCCAATTCTTCATTTTCTCTCATTATTTTATTAAAGTTGTCTATGCTATATGTTTTAGAATGAATAATATCTTTGATATGTTTAGTTAATTTTTCAATCGTAAAATTAGTTGCATCATAAGCAATAATTTCTGTTTTATTTTTACCATTTATTTCTATGCTACGTATTTGTCTTTTAATTTTTGGATATCTTTTTATTAGATTTTCTATTTCTACTTTGTTTTGAACACGAAAAGCATTAACTAAAATAAAATTATTATATTTTTTTCTATGATCTAATATTCTTGTTGCCAAATCATTTGTATGTCCAAATTTTATTAATTTCTCTCCTGCTTCATTTGTATTATCAATAGTGCCAAAATATATGCATTCTGTATTTAATGGAAATTGAACTATAATTGCTTGTTCTACAGCTTTTTGTTTTTCTTTTTTTAATATTTGTTTTTCTTGTTCTGTAGATTGTTTAATTTCTAAAATAATATTATCCTTTTGTTCAAGTTGTAGTTTTAATTCATTTGTTTCTTCTTCAACAATTTCATGTAATATGTCTTCTAATTTTATATAATATTCATGAATTTCAGATGCTTTTTTTGTTTGAGCTTTTAAACATAATGATTTAAAACATTTTATGGTTAATAATATTGTTTGTTTGTTTTGTCCTCCATTTTGTTTATCAGATATTTCTAAAACCGCTTTGCCAAATTGTAAAGCGGTTTTATAATCTACATCTAAATTAAAATTTTTTTCTAAAACTCTAATAGCACTTACTTTTTGAGTAAATCCTAACCATTTCCATACATCATCTAAATTAACAATAAAATCAATATTTTTATCATAATTTAAGTAACAATAAAAGCTACTAATAAATAATTGTTGTTCAAAACCAGTAAATTTTTCTTTAATTTTATTCAATAACTTATTATTATATGTATTTGAAAGCTTTGTAATAGGATTATTTTCAATAAGCTCAACAATATTTAACTCTTGCATCTTATTATACTATTTATTATAAGATACTCTTTAAGTATTTATTTTAACTTTTTTTAAAAAAAGCGGTTTTTATAAAAGCGCTTTCTACCATTTATTTGCTTTTTTGACACTGATTTTGGGACCTGCACCACGTTTTTTGGTTTTATTAGGATCAAATTGCTCTTCATCATCATCTTCTTTAAGACTTTTTGATAATTCCCAGAATTCTTTAGACCCTAATCTGAAGTCCCCATGATTTTCTGCTTTGTACCAGAAAACCTGGTCATGCAATTTGTTGGATTTTGAGTTATTATTTATTACCAAACATTCATAATTTTCTGTACATTGATCCATGACCTGACAAAAACTCTCAAATGTAGGAAACATACCAGCATAATTGTCATATATACGCTTTCTGTTGGCAATATAATTTTCTCTTAAAATGAATACAAAATCAATGTTAGTTCTTAGCGTTGGAGGAATACCAAGAGGATATTGCATTGTGATGACTAACATGATCTTCCAATGACGTCCATTCATAAAAAGTAATCGCATCATTTTATCGCGAGACCATGTATTATCATATAAACAATCATCTAATATAACAAAAGCACGTGGATCAATATTACTTCTTTTATAGGTTTCTATTTCTTTTTTGATTTGTTTTAATACTGTTCGTTGACGTTTTAAAATATTTTCAATAATAGCAGTATTGTATTCATTATGAATAAAAAGTTTAGGTACCATTTTCCCATAAAAACCATTTCCTTCTTCTGTACCAGATATAACAGTTCCAATTGGAATATCTTGTTGATAATAAAGTAAATCTCTTACTAAAAATGATTTACCTGTATCACGCTTTCCAATTAATACAACTACTGGTCCTTTATTTTCATTCGGTTTAAAACTAATATTTTTCATATCAAACTTTTTTAATTCTAAAGTCATACTATAACTTTTAGAAAATAAATTATTCATTTTACGCAAATAAATACAAATTTTACTAAATAATATAATATTAAAATGAATGAGTTAAAAACATCAATAATTTATATATTATTTAGCTAAAAAGAAATGATAAATGTTCATTATCAAAAAAGAAAAAATCTTGAACTTTTCAAAAGTTTAGAAGATCCAAATTTGTTTTATCTTACAAATACACAAAATTATATTCCTATTTATAATAGATTTTTTTCATTAAATGACACTAATTTTAATGGGATTAATTTAAATAATAAATATTATATTTCAAGTGTTATTAATAAATTGGATGATCATTTTCATTTATATAAATGTAAAATTAAAAATGCTATTAATAATAAAATAAAAGAAAAAAAAGTGTTTTTCAAATTAGCACCATTATTAGATCCATATAAATATCTAGTAGGTAAATATAATATTAATGATGAAAAAATATTTACATTACCAAGTTTAAATTCTACTGAAGAACATTGTCATCCTAAATTGATTGATCACAATAATTCTGCATATGTAGATGGACTATTTTTATATTTATCTAGTCAATTAATACATACTACATATTTTCCTCATGGTGTTGATTTTTATGGTTCTTTTTTAGGTATAAAACAAAATTTTGTCTTGAATGTATTTGATGATATTGATTATTTGGTAAATTCTGATTTTTTTAATAAAAACAAGAATATTCTGTTTAAAATAGACAATTTTGAACATTTATTTCCAAATGAAAAAAATAAATTAGAACCTATTAAAATTAACCATAATCTTACTGCAAAATCTCAATTATCTATTCAAAGTATTGATAACGAATTGTTTGATGATGTTTTTGATGATAAATCAATTAATTTAAATGATTTAAAAAATATGTCCATTGATTTAGTTGAATTAACAAATGTCCAATTTTTGGAAAATAATAATTCAACAAATGGACAAGTTACATTAAAATCTAATTCTACATGTTCTTCTAGATCTTCACATACAGAAGAAGGTGATAATATTTGTAAAGAATATTATGATAATTGCAATGAAGATAATATAGAATTGGAGAATGTTGATTTGGATAATGAATTTGATGATAACGATGATGATAACGATGATGATGAAATTATAAATGCTACTATTCCAAAATTTCCAATACAAGTAATTTGTATGGAAAATTGTGAAAACACATTTGATGAATTAATTTTAAATAATGATTTAACACAGGAAGAATGGTACTCTGCATTTATGCAAATTATTATGATTTTAATAACTTATCAAAAAGTATTTCATTTTACACATAATGATTTACATACAAGTAATGTTATGTATAATAAAACTGATATAAAATATTTATATTACTGCTATAAAAGTAAATATTATAAAGTTCCAACTTACGGAAGAATTTTTAAAATAATTGATTTTGGAAGAAGTATTTATAAATTTGATGGAAAATTATTTTGTAGTGATAGTTTTCAAGCAGGTGGCGACGCTGCTACACAATATAATACAGAACCTTATTTAAATGATAAAAAACCAAGATTAGAACCAAATTATAGTTTTGATTTATGTCGTTTAGCTTGTTCTATATATGATTATTTAATAGAAGATCCTACTGAGATTATTGATTTAAGTAAATGTAGCGACCCTATAAAAAGATTAGTAGTCGAATGGTGTTTAGATGATAAAGGAATAAATATGTTATATAAAAACAATGGTACAGATAGATATCCAGATTTTAAATTGTATAAAATGATAGCACGTTGTGTGCATAATCATACACCTCATGCACAATTGGAAAGACCAGAATTTAAAGCATTTTTATTTAGTGGTAATTTTAATAATGATAACACAAATAAAGGTGACCGCATAAATATAATGAAAGGAGAATGTATTAATATTGATGAAATACCAGTATGTATATAATTAAGATAAATTTCATCTTATATTTTTATTTATATTATATAGGATGAACTCATATGGATTTATTATTATAAGACATGTAAATTCAGAAAAAACAAATATGTACTGGAATCATTCTGTTAAATTATTAAGAACATATTACCCTCATAGAAAAATAATAATTATTGATGATAATAGTATACAGAAATTTGTGAAAGCGGATTTTGAATATAAAAATATTGAAATTGTACAATCTGAGTTTCCAGGACGCGGTGAAATTCTACCTTATTATTATTATATAAAAAATAACTATTTTGATAATGCAATTATTATACATGATAGTGTATTTTTTCATAAAAGAATAAATTTTGAAATATTAAAAAACATGAAAGTTATACCTTTATGGTTTTTTTATTCAGACAAAGAAAATGTAGAAAATACAATTAGAATTGCAAGTGTACTTAAGAATAACTATCCTTTATTACAAAATTTAAAGAATGACACTATAACTATGATGCCAAGACAAAAATGGTATGGTTGTTTTGGAATACAATGTTATATTAATCGTAATTTTTTATTAGAATTAGAAAAAAAATATAGCATAACCAATTTGATTTCTCAAGTTACTTGTAGATTAGATAGATGTAGTGTAGAGAGAATTATAGGTTGTATATTTTTTGCAGAAAATATAAATATATCACAAAAAAAATCGTTGTTTGGTGATATTATGAAATATCAAACATGGGGTTACTCATTTGATACATATATGGAGCACTTTAAAAAAGGCACTATTAAACGACCGATAGTAAAAGTTTGGACTGGTCGTTAATTAAAAATCTGGATTATCTGTAAATATTTGAGGAGTAGAACCGCCAGAATGAATGATTGGATTTATTTGTATTAATAAATAATGTCCAATTATTACACTAAAATAAACAATCAATGTATCTCTAATTAATAATTTAAGTGGTTTATTTTCTTTCTCTATAAACCGCATTTCTAAAAATTTCATAATCAAAAATATTATAGAAATTACTCCAGAGGTTACAAATATATTATTCATCTAATATATTTATTTAATAATCTTATATTTTTTATACGCAAAATATTTATATTTAATCTAAAATTTCAATATCATCTATCAATAGATCAGGTAATAATTCAATGGCAGGTTCTTCAATATTATGAACGTCCAAAGGATCTAAATTAAATGTTTGATCTGAAATGTTTAATTTTATGTTATCATCTTCTTCTTCTTCCATTTTTCTTTGTTGATTTCTAATTTGACTAATTTGCTCTAATGTATCTAAATCTTTGGGTGCATTAACAGATGTTACTGATCCATCAGTTGTTTTTACAAGATCTATATTATTGAAACTTAAACGTGTATTGTCAGAATTATTTACTTGTTCATTTATTATAGATGATATCACAGGTTGTTCAGTAATAGGTTGTTCACTAACGGATTGTTTAATAGGTTCATTTATGATTTCTTCTTTTACCTCTTCAATTACATCTTCCTCAGTTGTTTCATCCATATATGCTTTCAATATTGCTTCTACAGGAATACTTTCACGTAAAGTATTTAAAATACATTCTTGAACTATAATTTCCAATTCTCTATGATTTTTTTGTATTTGTAATGGAGGGATACCAACTTCAAATAAGTATACATTTTTATATACTTTTCTAGCTACATTAATATATGTCTTATGAATAAAATCATCTAATTTTGGAATATTAATATCTATTTTTTTTTGTTTTTGTCCGACACGCATAGCCGTAAGCACTTTTAATTGAATAATATGTACACACGTTACTAAATCTTCTAAATAATTGCATCCTGATTTTTCACAAATACGTTTTCTCTCTGTTTCAATAATTTGAGTATTCCATTTTGGAATACGTGAAATTAAATTTTGAAAAGTCATTAAATATTTGTCATGTTCATTATTTTCTTTACAAAGTTTTATAGATTCTTCTAAAATAGATTTATACCCATCAATAATTAAAGGTGTTAAAATAGTAACTAAACGAGAACCCCATTCATTTTTTGATTCATGAAGAGCACTAACATTAAAATCGTCCATTAATACTAAATAATAGGTTTTAAAAATCATATTTTAAACTTATTTATAAATTATTATATATATATATAATATAAATGTTTACTGCTACAGCTAGTGCAACTTATAGTGCAACTTATAGTGCAACTTCTTCGGCAACAGCTTCTGCATCTGGAAATAGTGAAACAGAAGCAATAAATAATGCTAATTTGGCTGCTATAAATTCCGCTAAAAATGTTATAAATCCACCAACACCAAGTGAAATAATAGAGGTAGATAATTTAATTATTGGAGCTGGTATTGGTGGAACATATTTATCCGCACGTTTGCGTAATTTTACGCCAGATGAATCAATATTACAAATAGATAAATTAAGTGATTATGGAGGTCTTCAAACTAGTTCACAAATACCAGGTACATCCACATATATTGATTTAGGACCTGTAAGATTTTATGAAAGTATTCATCCAAGGGTAGCTTATTTAGCAAAAAAATACAATTCACCATTAATTCAATATTTACCTGATAGTAATAATCAATTCTATTATTTACGAGATAAATTATTTACATCAAACAATGTATTTCCTGACTCTGAGTCTGTGTATAATATTAGAGATGATGAGAAAGGTGTTAACCCTTTTGATACATTAGTAAATAACTTGACAAAATTTTTTCCAGAACCAGAAAAATTAGCTGATCTTGAATATAGAATAGAAATATATAAGAATGTCTTATATAGTGATTCAGTTTTTCAACCTTTGGCACAACAAAATATGTCACAAGAAAATTGGCAAAGAATTACAGATATATTAGGATATAATGATTTATTAACTTGTAAAATAAATTTTATTACTGATTCTTTAGAAACTTTATCATTATCAAATAAATCTTCACTTCAATATCGTTTTGCTAATGGATATAGTAGTTTAACAAAAACAATTGCGAATGAAAATAATTTAAAAAAAATTACTTTTAATGAATTAAATAAAGATACTTTTGATATCTTCAAATATAACACATTGTTTAATACCGCAGTATTAAATGTTGAATTTTCAAATTCAAAAAATATGTGGGAAATTCAAATAGGTAGTGTAAATGTAACAAGTCCTGAAGATATAAGTTATGTTCCATCAAGTATCAAAACTATATATGCAAAAAAAATTTATAGCACAATACCTTTATTATATCTAAAAAATATTCATAAATTTTCAAATTCCTATTTAAATATATGTGAAAATAGTTTTGTTAATTTTCAAATAATGAGAATTTTTTTAAAATTTGAAACTGATTGGATGACAGAAATGGGTATTGGTTTTGGAAAAAGTGTAACAACTCTAAATGGTGCTCAATTAATTCATTATGCTGATAAAGTATTAATGTTTTATGCATTTGGAACACAAACAAGTAAATTATATAATTTTTTACCAAATAATATTCAAATACAAAAAGAAATGATTGAACCAAATGATACAACATTATTATTAATAGAAGAATGTAAAAATATAATAAAATTGAGTTATGGTATAGATACACTACCTAATATAAATGGTATTGCTTATGCTAGTTGGATCCATCCAATTCGTTGTTTTTCTGGAAGAAATCTACAAAATTTAAAAAGTCAATCATTATATGATGCATTAATGGATGTTATGTTTCCTTATGGAGAAAATGGAAATTTTTATGTTTTAGAAAATAATTCATCTTTTAATACAGCATGGTGTGAGGGTAGTCTAGAAATTGTGGATTTTTATTTGAATTTGATATATGGTAGTCCTTTATTTGGAGAGGTTTTAATAAAATAAATTTTAACATTTTTCTTGATTTTTATGAATATTTTACACCTTTGCACTTTTAAATTGCAAAGTAACATTTACCAAAGCACGTTCTTTAAATGTGCAATGGTGTAAAATGTAATATTCATTACACTTTATTGTCAAATAATATTTTTATTTATTGTAATTTAGATATGAAAATATTATTTATTTAAAATTACAAGTTAATGTTTTCCAAATAAAATTTGCATCTGGTTGAAATGGACTTGTTGCAGTTGTTGTTTGCCATGATGCAGCCGAAACTTGAGTTCCACTGACCAAGTAATTACCTGTTTCAATATCAAAAATAAAGGTTGAACCAAAATATCCACCCCAAGTATAAGTATGTGGACCAGTACCAAAAGGTAAAGTATCAGTATTTTCCATATATTTACTAGTACCACCACACCATGTAGCGTTTGGATTTAATATATCAATTAAACCGGCATTTGGTGCATTTAAACCTAATGCACGTCTTGTTGGTGAATATTTAGCAGCAAGTATCCATTCTATACTTTGTTCAGTTAAAATAAGAGTTTGATTTTCATGATTATACCCTTTATTTATAATTAATTTTAATAATTTACAAAAATCAGACAAAGTACCACAACCACCACTTGCAAATCCACCTGCATATTTATCAGTTAACAAATAATTATCAGCTTTTTGTTGTATATACATATTTAATTCTTGATTTTTAAAACCATCTCCATTTGCACTTGGATCAAACGCACCATATATAGTATTGTATAAAACATTTGAACCTTTTTGATAAGAACCAGAAATAGAAGAACCTGTATCCTTTCTTGCGAAATAAGCATTTGTTAATTTTGATAATACATCACTAGGAGGATTTAAAGAACCACAACAAAACCAACAATTTTTCATTCCAACAGGTTCAAATATTCTAGTTTGTACATATTCAGCAGCTGTTTGATTATAACCCTTTTTTTGTAGTGCACCGCCTATTACTCCACTTATAAAAGTAAAACCAGTATCATATATATTAGTTGTTCCTGGTTTACATAACAAAGGATAATTTGTTCTTGATATTATTGTGTCTGTAAATGTTACATGTTGGTTATCATATGTTGCAGTTAAGTTATCTGCATATCCATTATTTTTTTCTATATTTTGAAGCCATGCAATATAATTTTGTCCTGATTTAGTGCCAGATAATCCATTTACAAAAGTATTACGTGCAGACCCTATTCCCCAAAAAGTATAACCAAAACCTGATGAACTTTGTAAACACATTCGTATAGTGATAGATTTTCCTAAATTAGGTTCTGTTGTTAATATTTGACTATATAATGGTGTTCCAAATGCATCTGTACCTGTATTTGCTGAACTATCAGAAACATAGGTAGTTATATTTGCTACTTCTGGTATATATTCCCAAATGGGTGTATCCAAAGATGTTATTATACCATCTTCAAGTGCTGCAGCAAGACTTAATAATCCAACTAATTTTGTCATAGAAGCCCATCTCCAATACATACTAGGATCTATAGGTTCTCCGTTAGGTCCTCCATTTCCAGAACCAATAAAAATTTCATTTCCTGTAAATGCATTACCAAAAGTACAAGCAGCAAAAAGAGCTTTTGAGTCTGCAATACTTTTATTAAGATAATTTTGTACTATTGATTTTTGTTTAGGCGAAGGACAAAGATGAGTATCACAAGTAGTAACATAATTAACATCATAAGTATATGATACTATTTTTGGTGTATAACTAGATAAAAAATTTTGTAAAGTATTATTTATATTTACTTCACAATCAGCTCTTGCACTATCACATGTATTACCAGTACCTGTGGCAGTCATAGTAGCGGTAAATACAATTCCATCATTTCGTGTAAAAGTACCAGCTAATGTAGCTCTACTTGTAAAACCAGTACAACATGTATTTGAATTACAATCACACATTATATTATAATATAATATAATAAAATTTACGAATAAAATTATATTTCTATATTTTATAAATATCATGGATATCCCAATTTTTATATTCGTTACAATTTATACTAGAATGACCATTTATACAAATAAAACACTTATTCTCATCATTTAATATTTTTTCCAATTTTGTAATAGTTAAATCTGTTAAATAAACCGAACAAAATGATCCTCCACGTACATTATTTATACCATATTTTTTCATAAATATTTTTACATATTTATCCTCGTCATAATCATTACAAAATGGTATTAACATAAATAACTTTAATGGTTTATATAATTGAATCCATTTGGATTTTATATTATTACAAATTTTATCAAAATAAATGCACGAATATTCTGTTTTTCCAATATAATATTTTCCATCTTTTAATTGAAGCGCATATACAAAAACCATAATTTAAATTATTTATATAATAAATATAATTACTATTTTTTAACTTAAAGAAAACAATATTACATAAAACTGATATTTTCTAAAGATAATTCTGAATTCAAAAATATAAAATTTAATATAAACAAAATAAGTAATTTTTCATTTCTAAAATCTTTCCGAATTTTATGAAAACATAACAACATTTCATAACGTTTTTCTATAGATATTTTATTTTCTAAAAATTTATGATTTTCTAGCAAATGAATAATATCTAATGCACTATATGATTTTTCATAAAGTTTTATACATATTTGTATTAATTCTTCTAAATTTATCTTTTTTTGAGTATACTTATTTAATTCTTTTTTTAACCAATCTAAATGATGAGCATGAACATCTTTCATATGAAATACTTCATTTAAATTATATTGATATAAATTTATAATAGAACCATTTATTACTGGTTCTGGAATATAAATTTCACAAAAACGCGATAAAATTGGCTTCATTAAATTGTATTTATCTTCTGCTATAATAAAAAAACGTGTATTATGACTAAACAATTCAATACATCTACGTAATGCAGATTGTGCGTCCATAGTCAATTTATCAGCATTTAATAATACAATACTTTTAAAAATATTTCCGTCATTTGAATGAATATGTGTTTTTGCAAAAAATTTTAAATCTTCACGAATAAATTTAATACCTTTTCCATGTGAACAATTTACATACATAACAAAAGATTTAATTTTTTCACGATTATTTTCATAAATTTTATGAATAAATTCATTCACTATTGTTCTTTTTCCACTTCCAGATGGACCATGAAATAATATATTTGGTATTTTATGTAATTCATGATAATAATTTAATTTTTCTTTTATATTTTGATGTATTATTAATGACATATAATGTACTATATTAAAATACAAAGTGTTTTTATATTTTAATATAACGTAAATCTTATTTTTATATTTATATTTATATATTTATTTAAACCGCGCTTGCCAAAGAATGAGTGTAAGGATTAGATCGGAATGCACTTAATATATCAGGTTGAATACGATCACAACCTGCAGATTCATTATAATATTGTGATGAATGTATCGCTCCATATGTTTGTATAGAAGGTGAAACTCCGCTAATTCGAGAATAAGCAGGATTATATCTTCCATCTAAACGATCTTGGTCACTTTTAATAGTACTCAAATGCATTTGTTGATTAAATAATTGTGTTCCTCCTTGATTGGGGCGATTATGTATGGTCTGTGATTTTATATCATTATTGTGTTGTCTATAAGCAGCACCATAATTCATATCACCATATCCAGTTGCATAACCTCCAGCAGATGTATAATATTCACAGCTAGTTGTTTCTCTTTGTGTGCTATCTGGTGCAGTATAATTATTCACATATAAACTTTCTTTTTGATTATTAATATAAAAATTTGGAGAATATAATGTTGTTTCTTTATTTGTAGTTGGTGTTGTGTCTTGAGGATTATAAACATATCCTTTTGGTACTGGAGCGGTAGCTTCACCATAAACACGTAGATTTTGAGTTGTTTCACTTTTGCGTGTAGGTCTAAACACATCCATTATAGGTGCAATAACAGCACCTATAGCTCCACTAAATCCAGTACCAAAAATTTCAGGTTGTTTTATTGTAGTTCTATTATTTTCATAATTTGTAAAACTTCTTAAAAAATTATCACCATCTGTTCCTGGTCCTTTTCCAATAGCTGCAGATGGATTTACACCAGTACATGGTAATTGTACACGTCTACTTTTTTCGAAATTTTCTGGTGCATGTCCTGCTTTAATATCAACAGAACTTGCTGGACCCATATACTCGGTTGCTATGTCATTACGACGAATTACACCCATTTCTTGAATAGGTCTTAATGTTTCTCCTTTTTCAGATCCAGTAGTAGTAAACCAACGATCTTGTGTATTAATAAAAAAAGTGTCAGGTCTTTGTTTTTCAACACGACCTAACATATTTGTATTAGGTGTTGTTTTAATAAAAGAATTTGCTGGACCTTCATGATTAATTAATTCATATTCTAATTTAGGATTAGTATCTACCCTTAATTCATCAATTGTTTTTGGTAACCATTTATTACGTGCTTCCATACCTGAATTAAATCCATTACTTCCGTTTATACCATAACCTTTGTCTAAACCTGGACCAACCATAATGCTATCAAATGGTTTTGTATTATTATTCTTCATTCCAGGATTCACACGTGATTGATAAAAATCACTTTGATTAGGCATACCATATGCCCATTGCATATTATCTTCCGGCTTAAATAAAGGTGCTTGTTCAATTTTTTTTATTGTTTGTGATCCTGATCCTATCATATTATCCAGAACAGATTCATTAATATCTATATCATATGCTCTACCTTTTACTTTTCCACCATTGAATGGTACCATATTATTATGTTTAAATTGTTGAGAATCCAAATAATTACCCGTTAAAGAATATATTTCTTGTGGATTTTTTCCTACTTGAATATGATTTCTTTCTTTCTTTTGATATAAATTCTGATTAAAATATTTATCTGTAGCTATATTTGGGTTGGGATATTCTTGAATTGTATCAACTAATTGATTTATATTTGTAATAGGATAATTTTGTGGTGGAACATTTGTATTAGGTAAATAATTATCAGTTTTTGTAGTCAAATTACTTCTTATTCCCATGTTGGTAAATTTTTCTTTTTTTGCAGATTTTCTTATTTCTTTATCAGAACAATTTTCATTAGATTGATTTGACACTATATACATACCACCTAATGCTATTAATGGGACTGCTATTTCCATACTATAATATATATATAAAACATTTTAAATATATATTTAAAAGTTTAACACTTTATTTTATTTCTAAATTTATGCTTATTTACTTATAAATTTTCACAAGAATTCGTTTGTTGACATGTTGTTGGACCTCCTACATATCCACCACGAATCAATTGATAACTAGATGGTAAATTAGATACTGAAGACATATATGTTTTACTTTCAATAATCATACAATCTCTCTTTGGTGTAAAATAATCCTTTTCTAAAATTCTTGTACTTAAATTATTCATAAAAGGAATACATGTATTTATTTGAGGATTCAGAGGAGGATATTCCCAATTAGGTTGTTCTAAATCACGATACCACCATGCTGGATGAGTTGCTCTCGATTGATCTGTAAATAAATTATTACATGTAGGATACTCTATTGGTTGATTTGGAACATTGTACTTTTGATATTCATCTTTTCCTAAACAATCTCTGCTTATGTGTCTATTTACACCTTTTAAATCGCTTTCTAAATTTATTGTATTTGTTCTTAAATTGGCTCCCCATTTTTGAGCAATAATTTGAGGATCTTCAATAAAACAGACATTAGAACCATTTCCTGGAACATTTAAAATCCATCTTCCTGGATCAGTTGATTGTTGTAATTCTTTTTTGGTTCTAGCATCATCATATTTAAATCTAGTACAAGCCATTTTATATTATACTTTTAAAAAAAGTATATCAAATTATATTTAATCTAATTTTATATTTTTTTGTATAATAATATAAATAAATTTATATTATTTATTAATAATGGAATTAGTTTTAAATGAAACACCTACATTGTGTTTAAATATGATTGTGAAAAATGAGAGTAAAATAATTACACGATTATTTGATTCAGTATTACCTATTATTGATTGTTATTGTATTTGTGATACTGGTTCGACTGATGATACAATAAAAATTATTACTGATTATTTTACAAGTAAAAATATTCCTGGAAAGGTTGTTATAGAATCTTTCAAAAATTTTTGTTATAATAGAAATTTTGCATTACAATCATGTATTGGTATGTCTGAATATGTATTACTATTAGATGCTGATATGATACTTGAAATAAATAATTTTGATAAAAAAATATTAAAAAATGCTTCTAGTTTTACCATTCTTCAAGGTTCGGAAACATTTTTTTATCAAAATTTAAGAATTTTAAAAAATAATGGTGAATTTAAATACAATGGTGTTACTCATGAATATATTGATACACCACCTAATAATACAACATATAGTATATATAAAAATGAATTATTTATTAGAGATATTGGTGATGGTGGATGTAAACAAAATAAATTTGAGAGAGACATTTCTTTACTTTTAGATGGAATTAAAGAAGAACCTAACAATAGTAGATACTATTTTTATTTGGCAAATAGTTATCATGATTCTGGAAGATTTGGTGAAGCTATAAATGTTTATAAAAAAAGAATAGAATTAGGCGGTTGGAAAGAAGAAGTATGGTATAGTTATTATAGAATAGGTTTGTGTTTCAAAAATATTGGTAAAATTGAAAAAGCAGTTTATTATTGGTTAAATGGTTATAATTATTATAATGAACGTTTAGAAGGTCTTTATGAAATTATTATGCATTATAGAATTATATCTAAACATAAATTGGCATATCTTTTTTATGAAGAAGCTATCAAAATATTAAATTTAAATTTAAATAGGGATGGTTATTTATTTTTACATGACGATATTTATACCAGCAGGTTATACTATGAATTTACAATTATAGCTTGTTATCTTGGTATACGTGACATTAATAATGAAGTTATTAAAGTTTTAAATAATTCTTTAGATGGTTTTCTAGTAAATAATATGTTATCAAATATGAAATTTTATAATAATCAATTAGAGCAAACTTCTAATTTTGTATTTGATAATAATATTGAAACTACTATTAACAATGAAATTGTCAAATTCAAATCATCATCCAGTTGTTTAATTCCTAATAAAAATGGTAATGGTTATCAAATGAATGTACGTTATGTAAACTATTATATAGATACAAATGGTAGTTATCTAAATTGTGATAAACACATTATCAGTATAAATAAATATATTGAATTTGATAATCAAATGAACATAATTTCTGAAAAAATGATGGATTTTTATTTTGAAGATAGAAGATATATTGGTGTTGAGGATGTTAGAATTTTTAATGATATAGAAACCAATAATTTATTATTTATAGGTACAGGGTTTCATAAATCTAATCAAATAGGTATCGTAACTGGTAAATATGATGTACAACAATCTACAATGAATTTTAATGAAATTCAACCTAATTTCACAAATTCATCATGTGAAAAAAATTGGATATTTGTAAATTATAACAATTCTACACATGTAATATATAATTGGTATCCTTTAAAAATTTGTAAAATAAATTCGTTTGTAAATGATTTATCTCTTGTTGAAACAAAAACCACACCGCGATTATTTTCTTATGTACGTGGATCAAGTTCTGGATTTTCTTATATTTCAAAAAATGGAGATAATGAATTATGGTTTGTAACACATCTTGTTTCTTATGAAGCTCCTAGACATTATTATCATGTAATAGCTATATTTGATCATAATATGAATTTATTACGTTATTCTGCTCCATTCAAATTTGAAAATTGTCCTATTGAATATTGTCTCAGTATAGTCGTAGAAGATGAACGTGTTTTTATAAATTATAGTACATGGGATAGAACAACTAGAGTTGGTATTTATAATAAAAAATATATAGATTCTATTACAAAATACAATTAAAATTATAATATTATTCTGTCTTTATTTTCATAGAAATCAATATTTGTTTTATTGTTTTCTAATAAAATATGTATTCTTTCTTTGTCTATTGAGTTTTTAGATGTTAATTTTAAATTTATAAGATATAATACTTTCTCTAATAATAATTTATTATTATGATAATAATTGACAATAATGTTTTGATTCAAAAATAAATAAATTAAATCATTATCAGGTTGTTCATAAAAATATTCTATACAATAAACAAGTATATCAAATGCATCTTTTGTTTTATTTGAGTTTATATATTTTTGACAGCTGGTTAATATTAAATCCATGTTATGTATTGGTTTTAGATAATTAGAAACGATTCCTTGATAATCCCCATAGAAAAATTCAAATAATTCTGGATTCTCTCTTTGTACCATAGTCATAACTGCTTCATCTATTTGATACCAGTCTTCATTATAAATTTGTTCAATTTTTTGTTTGAATAATTCAGAATATTTTTTTATATTTTCTTTTGAACCACTGAATAAACCACCTGCTGTATGATGATATATATATTGAAACATTTGTTTGTTATCTACATTTTCAGTATAAGGATTTATACATAATTGTTTAATTTTATCTGGAATTAGATTTATCCATTCGTGTATTTTTTCAGTATTTTGAGCAACATGATTTATACCAAAATCCATCCAAATAAAATGATCACTTTTAAAAGGATTTAATTCAATAGCTAAATCCATAAAACAAAATTTATTATTATTTAAAATAATATATATTGGTGTTTCTTGTATTATATTACCATTAATGATTGTAAATTTATTTTGCAATACGTATAATGTATCTAGATATTTATAATAATATGTATCTTCAAATGGTTTTTTATAAATATATGTTTTGTTTTTATAATTCTCTCTTTTTTTTTCAATAAATTCTATAACTTCTTCATTATCTGTAAATATTATTAAATTGTAAGGTAATTTTAAAATAAAATTTTCTGCTAATTCACAATATTTTTTTATTCCTCTATTTAAAATTGAATTAGTGTTGTTTCCTTCTTTTTTTCTTATATCATAAAACATAGTAACAATAGTAGGTAATGGTTTTATTGGATTTTTACATTTACCCCAACAAATATGTTTTATATTTTTAATTTCTTCATCATATATTTTTTGAATAATTGGATTTCCGTTTTTATTTTGAAATAATATGTTATTGTTTTTAACATCTTTAACATATTCTGTATTCAATTCAAATTTTAATAATTTAATATTATGAATAATACCTTCTTTTCCAATGAAAGAAGTTTCCTCGGGTAATTCTAAAAATTTATTTGTTGATTTTCCCAAAATTCCAGGACCAGAAAAATCTAAATTAGAAAATGGGATAATGTTATTTTCTACATTATATATTATACGATATATACAATCTAAAAGAATTGGGTGTTTTGGAACTGAAGCTATAAATCCATTCGCTAAATTATAAGTACCTAAATAAGGTGAATTATTTAAATCAACTAAAGTCATAAATTCAATATCTTCATTTAAAAAAGAATCAACAGAATTCATGCAGATAGTATCTATATCAACAAAAATTCCACCATAAATATATAAAATACAATAACGCCACAAATCTGCTTTAAAAGCTCCAGGTAAAATTCGGCAATATACATTATAAATTGTTTTATCAAAATATTTTTTAATAAATTCTTTTCTTTCATTTTCATCATATAAAAAATATGCATAATTTGGATTATTATCAATCCATGTTTGTATTAAAGTTTTAAAATCAGATGATACATTTTTTCTTTCCCAAGTTTGAAATATATTCCTAGGAATTTTAATAAGAGGAAAATTTTGCATATTAAATAATATAAAAAATAATATTTAATATATTTACTCTAAAAAAAATTACAATGAAATAAAATTATTTTTAAAATATGAAACACATTCAATAAAAAGATGATCATTCATATTTACTGCCTTTATTAATGCAAAAGGAGAATCGTAATTCAATAAAATATTTTTATTATAGTTAATAACTAATTTTTCATTATATATAGTAAAAATAGTTGCTGTTGAACTATCATTATAATGTAGATCAGATAATTCTATTAAAATAATTGCCATTTGATTGTTTTTTAATTTGCTTTGTATGTTTTTAATTTCATCATTGTTATAAATATTAATAGTATAATATACTATTGGGTTTGATTGATATGGTATATTTATTGTATTGTCTGATAAATCAAGTTTAATAGATGTTTCTGAAATACCACTTGGTCCTTGTAATCCTGTAGGGCCGATTTGCCCCTGTTCTCCAGGTGCACCATCTACACCATCTAAATTTACATAATAATAACATTCATGCATACCAAATTCGCCATGAATATTTGTAATATCTTTAATTATAACTTTTCCTGTTTCTTTATTGTAATATTGAATAGTACCTTCAAATGTATATAATTGAGAATTGATACTATTTGGAACCTCTGCTACTATTACCGAATTTCCACTTATATATGCTAACCCTGGTTCAATATCCATAGATATAAAAGCTTTTTCTTTTGGTCTTATGTTAGTTTTAGAAATTGTTCTTGAACAAAACCGATCTCCATCTTTACCAGAAATACCTGTAGGACCTTGTTGACCTGTAGGACCTTGTTGACCTGTAGGACCTTGTTGACCTGTAGGACCTTGTTGACCTGTAGGACCTTGTTGACCTGTAGGACCTTGTTGACCTGTAGGACTTATGGATCCCATTTCTCTAGTGTCAATAGAATTAGGTTGCGCTTCAATATATTTTTGACTAGAATCGTTATTTTTTTGAGTTAATAATTTTGTATTGTATTTTATATAATTTATGGGAGGAATTATAAAAGTTTTTTTATTTAAAGAAAATAAATGATTTCTATCCATTCTATTAAAATATAATATTTTATTAAAAATATATAATTTTAAAAATAATATGATTTTTGATATTAGCTAAAATATTTTAATTTTATTGAACTATTTGTAATAATCTCTCTTTGTCTATATTATTGTAATCAAATTGATATTGATTACACCATGATGTATTTGTATTTGTAGGAGAAACATACAATTGTTTTTTACAACTTTTACCTACAAAACCTTGTTCAATTAATACATCCTCAGGTATAACATAAAATTTATTATTTTTACAATTTAACCAGTATAAGTCATTATCTCCTTCTTCGTAACATTTCTGCTGACACTTTCCATTAATTCTGCAATCATATTTATTTAAGTTAAATAAAAACATATTTGGATTATTTTCTTTACAATAACTTCCTACTTTTTCTTGTACTTTTTTATTTCCTATTTTAAAATCATATACTAATCCTTCAATATCATTATTTGTAAATTCTATAAAGTTAATCTTATTTTCTCTTAAATTACGAAATTCTTGTTCCTGTTGTTGTGATTTACTTGTAGGAATATTTAGAATATTATATTCAAAGGTTGGTAATGTAGTATAAAATATTTCTAACAATTCAAATAAATTTTCATTATTTACTTCATAAATATTATATTTTGACTTTTTAGCTATTCCAATTGTTTTTTGACCTTTAACATCTTTATAAGGGATTAGCCATGTTTTTTTATCTTCTTCACAAATACATAATAGTAAACAATCTTCATAGTTACTATTATTTAATCTAAAATAATATTGATCTCTTTCAGTTTTTTTATTTGTAGTTTTTACTTGAACTCCTAACCATTTATCTAGTTCACATTTTTTTGGTTTTATTGCGATGTCTGCTTTACAACCATCAAAAGTTTTTTTGACATCATATAATTCATCAACTAAACTAATAAAATATTTAATTCCAGAATATTCTTGTTTTAAAGCACTATTAAAATTATTTCCAGAATAAAGTTTTTGTAATTTTACTCCAATATTTTTATTTACACATGAAGGACATTGTATGCCTTGATTTAAACCACTAAAATTTTTCCAACATACATTATTTTCATGACCACAACTAGCAATATATTTTAATTTTTGTGAATTATTTTTATAATAAGATTCAAATTCTTCTTTTGTATAACATAATTTACAGCTCTTACTTTCAAAATATTCATATATTTTTTCATAAGTAAGCACATCTAAAGCACAATTTTTACATTTTATTCCGTTTCCTCTCAAAAACATTTTAAGAGTTATTATATTATTATGACCACACGTTGCAATATAATTCAATTTATCTAATTGATTTACATATGTAGTTGTTTGCAAAGAGCAACCCTTTTGCTCAAATATTTGCTGAACTTGTTCATAAGTATATTTAGCAGGCATAGTTATATTAAGTCTTTATCTTTAAGTAGTTTATATAATAATAATATATTATATAAAGTTGTTACTGAAAATTTTCTTTGTAATGATCAGTTTATTTTGCTACCATAAATGGTTATAAATTACGACGAAGGCAGCTGTGCTAAGCAGAGCTTAATGCTGCCCAAACTGGCAACATCATACTTCACAACAAGTGGTAAATCGTTTTCCAAATAGACTTCAATTTGTTGACAAAGATTTGTACATTTAATGAAATAACCTAAATTTTTCAAAGAAAATTCACCCTGAATTACTTTAGAGGAATCTTGTTTCAAAATGAAACCCATACTTCCATCAGATTCTGCACGATGAATTTCTGCAGATGCAAATTGTCCAGAACATTTAA